AATATTATGGTTGATGATGCATCAGAGAAATCGTATAGCGGATTTATGATAAATCGAGGTTTATCATATTTCCCCGATACGGTCCTGATTGCCAATGAGATGAATATTTCCCACCACCTAGACCATCGTCTTCAATACGACTTTATGATGAATATTGTTACCAAGAAGAAGCGTTTTAGTAAATGGCTTAAATCTAATGAAGAATTAAATAGTATAAATACTATTAAGGAATACTATGGTTATAGCGACGAAAAAGCTAAATCCATTTTATCATTACTAAGTCATGAACAACTAAACGAATTGAAATTGAGGATGTATAAAGGTGGAAAACGAAAATAAGCTGCACGCATGGACTCCGGCAGACATGCTTGAAGTCACGCTAAAAGAACCAGATGATTTTCTTAAAATCCGTGAGACACTAACCCGTATCGGTGTCGCATCACGGAAGGACAATAGATTATATCAGTCGTGCCATATACTGCACAAACAAGGTCGATACTTTATTGTTCACTTTAAAGAGTTATTCTTACTGGATGGTAAACCTTCTAATCTATTAGAAAACGATGTACACCGTCGTAATACCATTGCTACACTCATGAGTGATTGGGGTCTTATTACCATTTTAGATCCTATTAACCCAGAACATATTGCACCACTCAGGCAGATTAAAGTAATTCCTCACAAAGATAAAAGCTTGTGGGAGCTATGCCCGAAGTATAATATCGGTAATAAGTAAAAGTAATAGCTGTATTACAACTTTATTACCATTTAGTATAACGCTATGTATAAATAATAATGACGATGCCACTTAGTGGGTCGTCAAAACAATAAACCTTGCTATTACAATAGGAGGTCATAATATGACTATTAGCAAACTGCACGTACCTCGTTCTTTATTCGTAGGATTTGAAAATCTTTTCGAAGATCTAGAACGTATCCACACCTCAGCCAGATCAGGTGATAATTATCCACCCCACAACGTAATTAAAATCAATGATAGTAGTTTCGAAATTGAACTCGCTGTTGCAGGTTTTAAAGAAGATGACTTACGGGTTGTCGTCAAGGATGGCATTCTCCATGTATATGGATGTGCTCCAAGCGATAGGATGGATAAAGTTGAATATGTGCACAAAGGCATATCGTCACGTAAATTCGAGAAATCCTTCCGAATCTCTGAATTTGTCGTAATCGATGGTGCTTGTCTTAGGGATGGGATGCTCGTTATTCAATTAAGAGTTGAAGTTCCTGAAGAGAAGCGTCCTAGGGAGATCAAAATCGGATCTGCTGGGGCATCAAACAAAAAGACTCTTCTTAATGAAGACATCTTCAATTGAGCGAATACCTGGTAGGTTTTAATCTAAAATCTACTGGAGATACCAAAATGGGCTATATACGTAAGCACAAAGATTCGATTATTAGAGACGCAATTGTAATTACAGGATCAGTATTCCTGACAATTGGATTGCCATTTATGACTGTATATTTTGCAGCAATATCTTACTAAATAATCGATGAAGTACCAGGTAGGGGAATTTAATTCAAGTTCCCCTATTTTTTTGTGTACATTACTGCAAAATCGTGATATAATATACTAAATTATGTGAGAGGTGATCTTTTTGTCAAAATTCTATACCAATGTTTCCCGCTATGCCAATACTCTACTCTACCGTGGATATGAAAATGGTAAGCGTATATCGAAACGAGTTAAATACAAACCAACACTATTTGTGTCAACCACAAAACCTACTGTCTGGAAAAGCCTTGATGGCACACCAGTTGCCCCCGTTGGAATGGATTCCATGCGAGATGCTAAGGAATGGATCCAAGTAAATAAAGAACTATCTGGCCGTAAAATCTTCGGTAACGATAAACATATTCCATGTTATATCAACGAGGAATTCCCGGGTAAAATCGAATTTGATCGTAATGTAATCAACGTTACCTCAATCGATATCGAAGTTGGATCTGATGATGGATTCCCTGAGCCTGATGCCGCTGCCCAACCAGTTACAGCAATCTGTACTAAAAACAACATTGATAATATCTATTACGTCTGGGGATTAAAAGACTATGATGTAGAAAAATCTTATATGAAAGACTACCAAGTCGTCTATAAAAGATTCGAGAGTGAAGCAGCTTTACTTAGTGACTTCATTGACTTCTGGCATTCTAATACCCATTGTCCTGATGTAGTAACTGGTTGGAACGTTCGATTCTTTGATATTCCGTATCTAGTTAACCGAACCTATAAGATCCTTGGTGGTGATATAGTCAAGAAATACTCTCCATGGGGAATGGTAGATCGTCGTGAAGTTACAGTTATGGGCCGAGCTCAAACCGCATTCGAATTGTCTGGGATTGCTATTGTAGATTATCTAGAACTATTCAAGAAGTTTGGTTACTCATATGGTCCACAAGAATCGTATCGTCTAGACCATATTGCCAGCGTAGTTCTTGGCGAAAAGAAACTCTCTTATGAAGAACATGGTTCTCTTCATCAACTATACGAAGCTGATCCACAGAAGTTCATAGACTATAACATTAAAGACGTTGAGTTGATTGAGCGCCTTGAAGATAAAATGGGTCTTATTACCCTTTGCATGACCATAGCTTATAAGGGTGGTGTGAACTACTCTGACACGTTTGGTACTACAGCAATATGGGAATCGATTATCTATCGCCATCTATTCGAACAGAAAACGGTCATTCCATTTTACGAAGAGAAGTTTAAGTCACCTTACCCTGGCGGTTATGTTAAAGATCCGCATGTCGGCCTTCATGAATATGTAGTGTCATTCGATTTGAATTCATTGTATCCATCGCTAATTATGCAATACAATATGTCTCCAGAGACTATTGCCGAAGGTGAGATTGCTGATATTGACATTGATAAAATATTATCCGGCCAAGTGCGAGTTAAGAACCCGGGTAAATCCATCGGTGGTAATGGTCAGATGTTTAATATCGAGGAAAAAGGTGCATTACCTACCCTAATCGATGAGATGTACGGCGAGCGTGTATTAGTAAAGCGTGATATGATTCAAGCTCAGAAGGATAAAGAGCTTATTGATAAATCGGATAAGCAGAGAATATACGATGTAGAACGTAAGATTGCAATTGCAGAAAACCAGCAAATGGCTATCAAGATTCTTCTTAACTCACTTTATGGTGCGTTGGGTAACCGGTACTTCAGGTACTTTGACCAACGTATTGCTGAAGCTATTACACTATCTGGTCAGCTTACTATCCGTTGGGCAGAACGTGCAATTAATTTGTACCTCAACTCGGTCCTTAAAACAAAAAAGGATTACGTGGTTGCAATCGATACCGATTCGTTGTATGTGAACCTAGGTCCTTTGGTGGATGCAGTACAACCTAAGAATCCTATTGATTTCTTGGATACAGTTGCATCTGAGAAGCTTGAGCCTGTATTATCTGCAGCCTACGATGATTTGTTTGCTCAGATGGGTGGTATCGAAGATCGGATGGTTATGAAGCGAGAAGCTATTGCTGACCGTGGTATATGGACTGCCAAGAAACGATACATCCTGAATGTGCACGACAATGAAGGTGTACGTTATGCTGAACCTAAGCTAAAGATTATGGGTATTGAAGCCATTAAGTCTTCTACTCCTGCACCTTGCCGTGAAGCTCTTAAAGCTTTGTTCAAGGTAATTATATCCGGTTCAGAAAGCAATACTCAGTCTGCAATTCAGTCGTTCCGTGAATACTTTATAACATTGCCTCCACATGATATTGCATTCCCACGCGGAGTATCTAAGGTACGTGACTATTCGAATAAGCAAACCATCTACAAGAAAGGGACGCCAATACACGTACGTGGATCCTTATTGTTTAACAAGCTTGTAAAAGACCATGGATTATCACGCAAATATCCAATGATAACTAATGGTGATAAAGTCAAATTTATCTACATGAAAAAACCTAATCCAATTCAAGAGAATGTGATTGCGTTTTCCCAATATCTGCCAGAGGAATTTAATCTCGAAAAGTATATCGATTATGATCTACAGTTCGAAAAGACTTTCCTAGATCCAATTCAACCAATACTTAACGCGGTTGGGTGGTCTGCTGAAGAACGTGCAACCCTCGAAGATTTTTTTGGATAAAACGAAAATAAGTGTGTACATACACTTCAAACTATGGTATAATATACCTTTACAATGGAGAATAAAATGAAATTAGTAAGATTAGTATCAGGCGAAGAAATCGTTGCAGACGTAGAAGAAGGTCGTACATCATCAATTATCCTTAAGAATGGGCATCTGCTTATTCCGGCGGGTGAAGGTAAGATTGGATTTATGCCATTTGCACCGTATACCAAAGCAAAAGATGGTGTTGAAATTGAGTTGCGTCATGTTATTTTTGTGGTTGAACCACTTGAGGAACTTGCAAACCAAGTTAAACAGATGGCAAACCCAAGTCAAATTATTACACCACCACAACAAGGGATCATTATATAATGAGTAGAGATTGGGTGGCGGACATCGCCGAAATGCACCAAAAGTATGGTGTAGATAAATGGGTAGAAAAAGCTACGCCTGAACAGCTTAAGCAATTTCTACATTTTCGAGTTAGTTTCTTAGAGGAAGAATTCAAAGAAACTTTTAAAGCAGCAGGTGAGAATGACCATGACGAAATCGTTGATGGCCTGATCGATTTGTGTGTAGTAGCTATTGGTACACTAGATGCATTTGGTATCGATGCTTATACTGCATGGGATCGTGTTCATACCGCAAATATGAACAAAGAGCCTGGAGTAAAACTTGAGCGTCCGAATCCTCTCGGATTACCTGATTTAATTAAGCCTTATGGCTGGGAAGCACCATCACATGTCGACAACACCGGTAAGCTTAACGATATTCGATAGCATCTATGACAACAAGACTCACAAGCGGATGGATTATAGTTCGTTTGATGAGTTTGAGTCAGTCTTGTATAAACTAGCAAAGTCTAAGCAATACAAGACTAAGACAGATGCTCCGTTAATATCACCCGCTACTTACATGCCAAATACCACCCGAGCAAATGACAATGTTCTTTCTTGGGCTGGTTTTGGTATTGTTGACGTTGATGATTATGAAGGATCTGTTGATGACATTCATACCAAGTATGCTAAGTACAGGTATGTTTGTTATTCCACAGCTTCTTCTACAAAAGAGAAACCAAAGTTCAGGTTGGTATTCCCTTTGACACGCAGTGTTGACCGTGAAGAAATCAAACACTTCTGGTTTGCATTGAATAGAGAAATTGGTGACATTGGCGATATTCAAACTAAAGATCTTTCAAGAATGTTCTATGTACCTTCTACGTACACGAATGCTTACAACTTTATATTCACACATGATGGCGAGATTATGAACCCAACTGAAGTGATGAGTGAGCACCGTTACGTGGTACAAAGCGAATCGTTCTTTGATAGATTGCCAGAAGCTATTCGAACTGGCTTAGTTGAGCATCGCAAAAACCAACTAACTAATACAGGATATTCTTGGACCGGTTATGAGGATTGCCCGTTTGTTAATAAGAGGCAAGTCGAAGAATATAAACAAATTAGTGGTTCTGGTTGGTACTATAAGATGTATCAGATAATGGTTGCTATTGCTGGTTCAGCCGTGTCACAAGGGTATCCAATTACTGCAAAAGAGATTGAATATATAGTTCGCGATCTTGATAATGCAACAGGTGGTTGGTATAAGTCTAGGCAGGTTCGTAAGGAAGCGGAACGTGCAGTAGAATTTGTATTTAAAAATAATATGTAAGGGTGAATGCTATGACTGAACCAAAATTTACACCTGAAGAGCTTGAAAATTCAACCAGGATTTTTAAATCCGCAACACCGAAATATACCATAGATTGGTATGTCAAGTGGGTAGCATCATTATTCGTGTTATCCGCAATGGCATTTAGATCTGTTGGTGGTTATCCAGAATACGATATTGTATTATCGTTTATTGGAACTTTGCTATGGTTATGGGTATCGCTAGTATGGCAAGACCGAGCCTTAGTTATTCTTAATGCTGCCGCAGCCTTTATGCTAGCTGGTGGTTTAATTAATTTATTTGGAAAATAAAATATGAAAATGTTAAAAGACAACGTGCTTGTAGTTGAAGCAGCAAAAGAACAAACAAGTGCAATGGGAATAATCCTTACTGCAGATGTAAGTAAAGCATCAAAACCTGGATTGATTATGGCTGTCGGCCCAGAGGTTGAAGGTATCGAACCTGGAGAACGAGTATTCCTTGATTGGAGTAAGTCACTTCCTGTTGATGTTGACGGTCGACAAGGTGTAATCATTCCTGCTGAATATATTAAAGCCATACTATGATTATCATCGACAATTTTCTAGGCGATACACACTGGAAGCAATTCACGTACGAAGGCTTGTGGTATCAACCTAAGACCTATGAATGGCTGGGAATGGACCAACCTACCCGTAGTGTTTGGGATGAGATCGCAGCTCATATATGGATGTATATAGATGCTAGAGAATATGTCGAGCTTGGTGAATTTGCTGGAATAGAACATTGGACAAATATTATGAGTGCTGATGGATATGGAACTCCGGACTTACCTCTCCATTATGACAAGGATGAATATCTTTGGAGAGAAACCGGAGAAGTCCGTGTTCCTAAAATTGGTTCAGTGCTTTATGCGCATGATGAACAACCTGAGGGTGGTTACTTAGAGATGATTGATGAGAATGGAGTAGCAGAAAGGATTGCAGCACTTCCTAATCGCTTAATCATATTCCCTAGTGGATTACCACACCAGGTAACTACAACAACTTCTGGAGTACGCAAGGTATTTGCTACGAATGTCTGGCATACGAAACCATCAGAAGAAAACTTTAAGTGAAATAATGCCGTGATGATAAGCAAATGGTGGAGAATATGGGCAAAGAGCCTAGGTGAAAAAGTTGGTGAGACAGATAAACAAGCTAATACTATTGCTGGTGTTAGGACTATTTGGTGGATTACTCATATGGCGACTTGTATCTTTATCATACTCAATGCCATAGCAAATCACGGCTGGTCACTAATAGGGTTATAGTGTATTATGGTGTGACCAACTGGTCACCCATTTGTTCAAATAAATGAACAAAGTTGTGTACATCACTAAATATTTAGTGTATAATGGTTATATGAATTGAGTTGAGGGATATATTATGAAATCATTAGCTACTTTTACTGTTATTGCACTACTAGGGCCTTCGGCTCAAGCCTTTACTGAGCTTTCATATGATGACGATCAAGTTGTCTGTATGGCTCAAAACATATATCATGAAGCACGTGGTGATAACTATGCAGGTCAATTAGCAGTTGCTGATGTAGTACTTAATCGAGTTGCAGATCCCCGATATCCAGATACAATCTGTGGTGTTGTCAAACAAGCCAAACTATCTAAGTGGTGGTTAGACCAAGGAAAAGAAGTTCCTATTAAGCATAAATGCCAGTTCTCGTGGTATTGCGATGGCAAATCTGATGAAATAACGAATAAAACTTCATGGCATGATTCGTTATCAGTTAGTTATACTATGATTTATGGTGGAGTTTATATTGGTATCACTGAAGGCGCAACTCACTATCACGCTACTTACGTAGATCCATATTGGGCATCTAGTAATCAAATGACACTCATCGGCCCTATCGGTGATCACATATTCTACCGGAGAAAATAAATGATCGGAACTTACAAAGCAGTAGTTACTGCAGAATTCATTAAGCATCGTAATACAATGGCACCAGAGTTTAATGCCGGTACCTTTGGTGCTGATGCTGAATTTCCTGAGCATCATCAGTCTGAAATTGATCCAGAACAAGAACTATTTGAATCATGGGAATACGATACGTACCACTATGAAATGGATTCAAATCTAGACTACAAGATGTACAGTCAAGCTGGTATACATGTATCCAAAGCTATTCAACGTGTAATCCGTAAGAACATAACCCAGAAGCTAGTTATATGGAGATGGTTACCATTTTATACGGAGCTTGCCGAAGGTATGGAAGTTGAGTACGAAATCTTGGGTATAGTTGATGCAAAGGAAGCACTAGCTAAACTCAACAAAGATAATAGATTCAAATTCAAATTAAAATAAGTGTGTACAATCACTCAAAACCATGTTATAATATATCTTTATTATGAAGGAGAAACAATTGGCAAAGTTCGATCAAGGTAAGCCACAATTTGCTCTGATTCCACCCGAAGCCCTTACAGAAATTGCTAAGGTATTCGGATTCGGTGCAGACAAATATGGCATTAACAATTGGCGTAAAGATGGTGATTCTACGAGCTGGTTACGTACATATTCATCCATTCAACGCCACCTCAACGCATGGCATTCTGGTGAAGATCTAGATCCAGAGTCTGGCATGTCACACCTAACCCATGCTGCAACTCAGCTTATTATTCTTATGGTACATCAAATCGAACACCCAGAAGTCGACGATAGATATACTTCCACCAAGGAGACAACGTAATGCATAACGTAGCAAGTATTCGTGAATATTTTATTAATGAATTAAAATCAGAAAACTTCTGTACAGATCGTAATGGTGGTAAGACTATTGAACTTATTGGTGCATCATTTATTGCTGATGAAGAATCAATCTTTGGTACCGTTAATAAAGATTACGTAGAATCAGAGATTGCGTGGTATTCTATGGAATCCACTAATATCAATGACATATATGGTGGCGAAAAAGAACCACCGGCTGCTTGGAAAATGACAGCAAACGAACATGGCGAAATCAATTCAAACTATGGTCATTTAATCTGGTCTGAATCTTTGTTTACTCAGTATGAACATGTGTTTTCTGAATTGCGGCATAACCCTGATTCACGTCGTGGTTCAATGATCTATACTCGTCCATCTATCTGGAAAGAATACAATGAAAACGGCAAAAATGATTTCATCTGTACAAATTCAGTAACATATTATATCCGTGATGAAATACTACATTGCGTAGTACAAATGCGGTCAAACGATGTAATCTTTGGATATAAAAACGACTATGCATGGCAATCGTTTGTATTGAATATGTTAGCTTCTGATCTTGGAATTGAAACTGGTAATATCTACTGGCAAGTCCAAAATCTACATGTATATGAAAAACACTTTAATTTAGTTAATGAGGAACCTAAAAATGTTTAAGAATTTAATCCCTGATGTTACACTTCACATGCGCCAACGTGATGATACTATTCAAGCACCTAATCCATACAAGTGGGTGATTAATAAAACTAGCGATTTATTCGCTGGCAAAAGAATAGCATTGTTTGGTCTACCTGGGGCATTTACCCCAACGTGCTCTACTCAACAATTGCCTAAATACGAAGAACTGTATTATCAATTAATCGATGCTGGTATTGATGAAGTATATTGCACTTCAGTAAATGATGCATTCGTGATGCACAAATGGGCACAAGATCTTGGTATTAAAAACGTTAAGATGCTTCCTGATGGAAATGGCGATCTTGCAAAAGCTCTAGGAATGTTAGTAGATAAATCTAACCTCGGCTTCGGTAAGCGCTCATGGCGTTATTCGATGATTATTGATGATCTGGAGATTATCGATACATTCAGTGAAGATCAATTCCCGGGTGATTTATATCCTATCGATCCATTTGAAGTATCTGATGCACAAAGCATGTTAGACTACATTCTCTATGACAAATTTCCAGGCATAACGGAGTAATATTATGGACATGGTACTAGAATTTTTAAGATTTGTAATATTGGTTATTGGAGGTACTGGTCTTATGGCATTTATGGTATTTGCTATTATAGTATCCTCTCAAGACATTGAGGCAAGACGCAAAGCTTGGAGATCTGGTACCCACGACTATTATGGAAATAAACTCAATGATGACCAATAATAAATGGGATACACGGTTCTTGGACTTAGCTGCTAGTATAAGCGGTTGGTCTAAGGATCCATCTAAGCATATTGGCGCTGTTGCAGTATCCGATAAAGGTCAAGTATTGTCACAGGGTTATAATGGATTGCCTCGAGGCATAACCGACACGGATCGTCGGTTACATTGCCGGGAAGAAAAATATAAGTATGTAGTTCATGCCGAAATGAACGTAATTTACAATGCTACATATACTGGAGTCTCTTTGGATGGAGCAACTATATACGTCGTAGGGCTTCCGGTATGTTCAGAATGTGCCAAGGGTATTATCCAGACTGGCGTTAAACGTGTTGTTATGGCTAATGCCGATATTAATGAAAAACGCTGGAAAGAATCTTGGGAATTAACAAAGAAGATGTTTGATGAAGTAGGAGTAGAATATGAGTTCAGTGATTACGAACCCAATCAGCAATATCCCAATTAACCCTAAGTCCCATGTACAAGGATGGACATTAACTTGGCATAGGCAACTAAATTCAGATATAAACCATAAATGTACCCCTAAAGTTACCGAATACGATACAGTCTATATCGATCATGGTGCTAATTTTGGTGGTACATTAAA